GCGTCTATATCTTGTATTGTATGCCCGTTAAAGACCATAGCCGCCCGCACTTGGGTTCTTAACGAGCCTACTACTTTGACTTTATGTCTTTGTATTCAGGGCTAATAACCTCGTTAATTTTTTCCACTAAAGTCATTTGAACAGATAATGGAAATTCAGTTTCTACATCTTCATAATTTATATCTTCTAATGATCCAGTTTCAGGTATTAGAAATTTAATATATTCAACTATTCTATGTTGCAATATATGTTTATTCTTGGCAGTTTCTCTCATTGACCTACCATCAATAACCATATCGTTATCTTTTATCTCTACGCCTTCTTTTTCTTTAAGGCCATCAAATTCTTTTAGCATTCTTTGATATTCAAGCTCAACTTTTTCCTCATTAGGATTTTTAAAGTAATTATAAATAGCTTCAATTTCTTGAACGCTTGGCACTCTTACTTTAAATGTATGATCGCCTAATTCAAACGATCTAGTTAATACCGATAATCTATTTTCCTCGTATTTTTTACCGAGTGCTGATCCTAATTTACTCATATCTTTTCCTTATGTTGTTAATTTTTTAGCTTTGTATGAATCCATTTTTTGTTTAATAATTAAACCTAACCTTGACGCAACGGCTTGAGCTTGTGATTCTAATGATACCCGCATAAATGGTTTGGCTGACATATTAGCCGTTCCAAATTCATTAGCTATAGCTCTAGCATCAAACATAACGCCAGCTTCAGTATAAAATTTTCTTCTAGCCTTTTTATATTCCTTGCCTTTTAAATCACCATATTCAGCTTGAAATTGTTGCTTTAATTTTTTAGGAATTGGTTGAGATGAAACGAGAGATATAACAGAATCTTTTGGTGTTACATATCTTGACTTCATATCTTTTCTAGTAGGTCGCCTTGCGGTGATATATAAAGAACGATCCAATGCGCCTGTGTCTTTAGGTGACAATGCTTTTGCCATAGCCAATACAGGCTTCATGGCTTCTCTAACTGCTGGTATTAATACCTTGCTCTTTGCGTCTTTATCGCCAAACTGCTCTTGAAATTCTTTAAATGCATCAAGAGTTTCTTTTAAACCATTGACGGCAAATTTAACGCTCATTAGTCTGCCTTAATTATTTTTTGATAAATCGTATTATTAAGTTTAATAGCGTAATCAACGGCTTCTTCAGGTGTCATTTTGTCCGCATGATTTTTAGCAATATCGTGAGCTAAAGCAATACCTGTTAATCGTTGTTGAGCAAAACCAAACCAATTCTTTTGACCTGAATTGGCTTGGCTTACTAAATAACTTAATAAATCATCACTATTCTTGATTGTAGTCGTCATTTTGTTTTACCTTTTCTTTTTTTGTATTTTCATAAGGATTAACTTTAGCCAATGCTTGTAATGCAACATATTCAGCACTATCAGGATCAGCTTTTGCTAAAGCATCAGCAACTTCTTTTGCATCAACAGGCAAACCTAAAGCTACTGCATCAAGGCTTTGATAGGTGCTTGTTAATAATTCAATAGCTTCAGATAATTTCATATTCAATCCTTATTAAGTATTATTTGACCAACCATATTGATTGCCGCGCGGATGAATTGTAAATGTGCATTTAGATTCAGCAGTTGGATTAGGATCAACTGTGAATTGACCTACTCGGCCATTAAAAGCGTAATTAACAATATTTGTGCCATCAGTAGCAGAAATAATAAATGTTCTATCAATTGTGCCGTTATAAGCATCGCCACGCATTAATAAAAGGTTTGCGTCTGAAGGATTCCATGCCGCAGTAATTGTCATTGATGTTGGAGCGGCTTGTGTAGGAATCTTGTCAGATTGACGAGATCCTGCTACATTAAAGTTAGCCATTGCATCATCTTGACCAAAAGCTGGAATAGCTTCTACAGGCAATAAATTTGCTGAAACTGCTAAAGCTGAAACGCTTGCATATACAGAAAGGTTTGCTACTGTTAAAGGTGTTGGTGTTGCTGAAGCTTGGCAATAAAGACTTGCGCTAAAACCTGGTAAAACTTTATTTGGAAGTGCCATAATTTATTTCCTCACATTAAAAAATTAAAAAATCTTATGTTGGTATATATATAGTGCAATCCATAAATATATTATGAAGCCCAATTTCATTGTCGTATCCATGATATAACCACACTACATCTGCTTTTGAAACTTTAAAATTATAAGTAACATTACCAAAAGTTCCACTATAACCATGTAATGCTTGCAAAATAGTATTTGCAATATTAAAACCATCTGCCATTTCTGTAGTAAATACACTTATTTGGAAAACAGGTGTATCTATGCCTTTAATACTTTGAACATTACCAGTATAAACTGGTTGATGCACATCTCTTAATTGCCAAGTAATAAATTTAGGTTGCGTTGCAAAATTTCTATTAAAATTAGCATATACAGGAACAGGCGTAACTATACTAGATAATTGTGCCTGTATTGCCTGTGCGTATAACCTAACATCTTGTTGAGTTGCCATCTATACATCTACACTTGGTTTGTTAAAGTAACATATCAAAGTTACACTCATTCTATCATTAGATACGCTACAATCGGCTATTCGCCAATCAACATTTTGATAGGTTATTGAATATAAATTATCGTTATCTACTATATCTCTAGTATATGGTGTGTAGTTAAACTTCATTTGCACCAAATCACTATATATTCTAAATTTTTCTGAAGTAGCTACATTAGCTCTGACTTCAGATATTAATGGCCTGCTTGTAAATTTAAGAGTTTTAGTTGTTTGTGTTTCACCATAACTGCTTGTGGCAAAAGACAAGTTATTAACTTCTACTGTTTCAAATTTTGTTATTGCCATTTACATTACCAATGGTTTGTAAGGTCTTAATAAACAATCCACTCCATAAGGAATCTTTTGTAAACTACCTACTACCGATTCTGATCTATTATTATAAAGATGAGTAAATAATAATAATCCAGCTTGCTTAATTACAGGATAAGCCTGTGTAAAGTTTGCATTTTGTGTATATTCAACAATAATAGGACTTGTTCTATCTGTGCTAATGTCCGATGGCACGCCACCATTTAAAACAACTTTATTACCTGTCGAATCATAATAGTAATTAGTTGAAGCAATAGTTGTTAAAGTGCTTGGGGTGTTTCCATTGTAATAAGCAATTTTATTTACAACTAAATTACCACTATTAAACTGATCAACATAACTTGTAACTGGCAAATCTAAATAAACAGGCGTTGAAAAATTAGATGATATGCCATAATAAACCCTATATGAAGTAGGGAAGATTGACATACCAAGATAATCTTCAATATGCATGCGAACCGCTAATTCTAAACTTTCTAAATACGCATCTTGCGATTCATCAGTTCCTAAATTTAACTGTTGCGCTATCTCGTCTATACTTAACCAGTTTGTAGTTAAGTCGCGACTAATCTGTTCAAACTTATCATAGTTGAACGGATTGCGAGTAGTTGCATATGGCACTTGACCAAGCGTATCGCTCATTATTAAACCCCTACTAAAAAGACACCTGCAAACGGATTTCTAATAGTTGATGCTAATCGTTTTTCTGCAAATAAAGTAATAAAGCCAGGTGCAGTTTGATCAAAGCGTTTAATATTCATTTCCTCTGCATCAGCAATAGTCATAAATTGATCCCAGTTTGCTAATACGCCTGAAATCTTACCTACGCCTGGAGCATCTAAATACGGATTAACAATTACAGGGAATCCGAATAAATAAACTAATGATCCGCCTTCTTCCGTTCCCGTTTCAACAAACATTGGCGCGCCACCTGTCGATCCTTTTAATTTTCTTAATTGAGCAATTAAAGCTGGATGTAAGTGCCATGCAGTTGTTGGCAATGCCCAATATTGACCAGGCAATAAATTAGCCGCATTAACAATATCGTCATAAGTAATTGCCGTAGCAGTAAATTCTTCTTTTAAAATAGTATGAATACCATTAGTTATAGCAGTTCCGCTTGTGCCATAAGAAGCGGCTGAAGCGGATGTTAAGTAAGTTACTAAACCGCGCAAACCGCTAGTTCCGCCAGTTGTTGTTGTTGTTGAGCCTGCTTGATCGTTGTTAATAGCCATTGACTGTGCTTCTAGCGATGATAGCTCAAGCATTAAGTCGTTAGAGATAGCTGGATCAATGCCATTAATATCATCCATAACGGCAGTTCTAATTGGTAATTGTGCAGTAATAACTCTAGTGGGTAATTGCCATATTGATGTTGCAATATTTGGGCTACCACTATTGGCAGTTACAGGGTATGTAAATGGGTTTGTTGCGTCTGCGGCATTACCTGTTTTAGCCACGAATTGAGCAGCTGATCCTGTATATGTAACTTGACGGCTTCCCATTCTAAATGGGTTTGCATATCTTAAAGCGGCAAAAGCGTCATCAAAGTAAACTCGGCCACCAATATTTAAACCTGATCCTGTTAGCGTTGATGCTTCTTCTACATCATTGGTCTTATTGTTATCAGTAAAATTAACTGTAGCTTCACCTTCAGTTAAAGCCTG